GTGCCATTCAGAGATGGGATATCAAGGAGGCTTCGGCCTCCTTTTTTGTTTGTTTAAGATATTGTTTTTATTGGTTTTTTCTTTTTGTGTGCCCACAAATTGTCCACGCCTGTGGCATTGTTGTCACTTTAATCCCGCTTGTCACATCCTTATGCGTTGCGCAGTGAACGCATAGCGTGACCGGACACAAATAGTAAAAAACCTCTTTTCCGTGGCGCACTCGCCACAGCTCCCTCCCTGCTCAGTGCCGTTTCAAAATTTCAGTTTCCATAATCCCTCAATATGAGCCTAACTATCTGAAACAAAAGAGATTTAGCAATGAATACCGCGTGCAACGAGATCCCCCGAGATCATCTAAACCCCCACGAAAACACGCCCACCCCAGCAAAATCAACGACTTGCATTTCACTGCCTGCTGAAATCCGGTGTCAATAACTGCAAAACAGTGAAAAAAAGATCCTTCTTTTCAGATCCTCAACGCGCCCCAGATCCTTTATCTGGCGCGGCCTGGGTATATGGTTTTGCGGTAATCCACTTTTGCAAAAAATTTATTTGATGAGCCGCGCAGGCGGGAGCGGAAGAGCGCGGATTCCGTGACGCAGACGCCGCCGTGGGCTTCTCCGCCACGCGCTGGCGGCGGTGAGCGTGCCTGTGCGGCGCGTATGGTGCGCACCATCCTTATGGCGCCCCCAACATGCGGCGCGCTTGCCTGGCTGTGCTAAGGTGCTGTCAGGCAGATAGAAGAAGGCCCCGCAGATGCGGGGCCTTCGTTGCTTGGTTACTCGGTGGGTGGGTTATTCGATGATGGGTGAAAGGGTTGAGGCCAGTTCACCAGCCTGCTTGCTCTGTGTGTTGAATGCGTTGGCATATGGTGGGACAGGTGGCGGGCCGCCGTGATCATGGTTAGCAGCAGAGGCAGCCAGCTGCTCCACCACTTTCATCAGCTGGAGCAACAGGTTGAATATGTTCACGCCTTCGGTACCCACCCACGAACGTGGCGCCTCGAAGTGCTGGAGTTCACCGGCCACACTGCGCCGCAGTTGCCCAATCACCTCCACCATATCCCCCGCAGCGGTCTGGCTCATGTTGCCCAGGCACCCCAGCACCATGTCATCACCTGCCAGCATCTCGATGGCCCCGAGCGCCTCGATGCGCTTCATTGCCCCGATCTGCTCCACGCTGTGCTGCAGGGTGGTGAGCTGGTGCTGGCCAAACTCGCCCAGGTATTCGTCAGCCTCGCGGTGCATCTGCATCGCCTTGTCATGCTGAGTGCGGTCGGTATGGCGGCTCTGGTTGCCCACGGTGTCGGTACGGCTGAACACTTCCGCCCGCTGCTGCTGGAGCTGTTCGCCCGGGGCGATATCCGGCAGTGGCCAGCCGGTACCCAGCACGGTGCGAATAAATGGCCTGTCAGCGCGGCCGAAGGCAAACCCCAGCTCGACGATGGTCCCCTCGATGGGGAACTGCAGCAGCCCCTGCTCGTGTCCGCCGAACATCACCGGCAGCGGCACGGCGCGATAGAGTGGGGTTGCCTTGTCCGGTTGGCCATCTTCACCCAGCAGTTGCACGTCCACCGCATAGCGCGGGCGAAACGGATCATTGAGCTGGCCGGCGGCCGCACTGTCGCTGATGGCCTCGACCCGCCCTAACTTGGGCAGGTGCATATTGTCGGCCAGCTCCGGGAACTCCCCCTCCATCTTGCGCCGTTCCGGCGACTTCACCGGTTTGCCGGGTGTTGCCGTGGTGAGGGTCATCTCGTCGCCCTTGAGGCGCACCCGCACCACCCGCTTGCCGTTGACGAGTGCGCCCGGGCGCATAGCCGGGATCGGCGCCGTGGTGAAGGTATTGCCTGCTTGGCGGCTGGAGAAAGCTGGATCCAGCTCTACCGCCCGATCGGCCCATCTGCTGTGGGCGTGACTGCCCACGAAGATGGCGCCATCCGGTTGCTGATGCCAGATGAAGTCCGGCACAGCAAAGGCGCGCCCCGCGTTGTTCAGCAGCTGATAGCCGGTACCGGCGCTGGTGAAGTTGGGGATCGGCTTGTCGGTGTAGTCGGCCCCATCTGGCAGCAAAAAGGTGAGTTTGGTCTGGTTGCTCAACCATGCCAGCAGGCTGCGCAAGGTTGCATGCTGGATGCTGACCGGGAAGGCACTGCCCAGAATACCGGCCAGCTCGCGGCACAGCAGCTTGCTGGCACCATTGCTGGCGGGTTGCACGTCATACACGTAACCGGTAAACCAGCGGCGCAGCTCGCCGTTGTAGCCGAGATCCACGGTCAGGGTTTTCCCCTTATCGGCGCCCCCCTCGATGGTCAGTGCAGCACGGCCGCCCGCGCAGAGATCCAGCACGATATCGTGGTCGATAAGGTTGGCAGGCTGGCCGCCCAGGGTGAGGTTGGTCGAGAGTTTCACGCCATCAGGTCTCCCAGTATGTTATCCCACTCCTTGGCCGCACGCTCCCAGCCGGCCAGCTGCTCCTGCTCGGAAGCGGGCGCCCCTTCTGACGGCTTGGCCGGTTTGGCGTTCGCTGTGCCCTGGCCCACGGTGGCCGGTGCTTTTGGCATCCGCTGCTCCCGCTTCTCCGGTACCGAGTTGTGTTCGCGCAGGGTGAACTGCACTTGCCACGCCAGCAGCCCCTCCTGCTCGCTGGCGGTGATACGGCCGGCGAACTTGGCCTGGCGCACCTTCACCGACTTGGCCAAGAGCGACCCGACCCGGTAGATATGGCGCTTGCCGCCATCGCCCTTGGCATCGGCCAGCTCAAACAGCCGGCTCAGGGTCTGTTCATCCTTGAAGGGGACAAGGCCCGAGATATCGAGCTCCTTGGCCTTCTCGCCCTGCTCCGAGCTGCTGGTCGAGCTGGTTTGGCCACTGCTGTCCTTGTCCTGAAACTGCATCGATACAGAGATCCGCATCGACTTCATCACAATCGGCTCACCGTCCAGGGTGAGCATGGCTGTTCTGCTCATCGGGTTAACTCCTGCCAGAAGGTGAGCGGGGAGGGGGAGAGCAGCAGGGCGCCGACCGTCATGCTGTGGCTATGGTCTGGCGGGCTGCTCTGGCCCAGTTGGGCGGCAAGGCTTGCTGCATCGCCTTGTCCCTGCCAGTGCCACAGCTGGCCGCTGATGGTAGCCAGCTGGTCGAGCGCCTTCTCCAGCCCTGCCAGTCTGGCCGCGCGGCGTTCGGCCACGGCTGCCAGCTTGGCAATCGGCGTGGCGGCCCCCTGCGCCAGGCTCTCCAGCTGTGCCAACTCGGCCCCCAGAGCCATGCGGGCAGGGCGCAGCGGATCCCAACTCAGCGGCTCATCTGCTTTCCAGCGTGGCACCTTGGCGGCGGTGGGCTGGCTCATGGTGTCGTTGTTGGCGGCGAGGCGGCGCAGAGCGGCGCACCACTCCGGCAGCGGCAGGATGGTGCAAAGCGGCGTTAAGGCATCGGCCAGCGCTGTCTCGCTGTTGCCAGTGACCAGCCAGGCGATGGCGTGCAGCTGGCCTGTCGGCAGCAGTGGATCGGCCCCGTCTTGCAGCTTGGCGGCAAGGGTCGCCACCGCATTGGGGGCGGCGAGGCTGTACTGGTTGCTCTGGTGCTGGCCCACCCCATGCTGATAGGGGGTTACGGTCAGGCAGCGACCAGTGACCAGCAGCCTGTCCAGTTCATCCCGCAACCCCGCCAGCGCGGCAGATGCCTCGCTGAGCGGGTGGGGCCGGTACTGAGCCCGCTCCGCCAGCCCTTGCAGGCGGTTTACCGCGGCTGACTGGTTGCCTGAAAGTTGACCCAGCACACTCGAACACTGCTGATTGATAGCGGTCAGCGATGGCGGATACTTCATAGTGGATGGAGTCCACATCAGTGAGTAGTTTCCATTGACTCGAACACCCCCAGTTCAGCCAGCGCCGCCAGACGCGCTGGCGTTACAGGGCTGTCCAGATCGGCGATGATGACACGCGCCAAGGCGCTGGTTTCGGCCAGCGCCTCCAGCTTTACTCGCTGTTCCAGAGAGAGCGTTGAGCGCAGAGAGATAGAGTGTGGAGCTGCGTTCTGGGAACCGGGGCCATCGATAATCACGTAGTCGGAGTCGGCCATTATTTTATCCTCAGATATAAATTGGGTGTGAATTGATCCGTACCAATAAAATCCATCACAGATGTCGTAGCACTAAAATTTTTATTTGTGCTGACTGACAGCGCAACAAATGTTCCGTTGCCGAATGCGATGGAGCTATATGAATGCTGCGCGGTGAGAGAGACCCAATTAATGCCATCTGTTGATGTGTGAACCTTATCTCCTGAAATCACCACAAAAACACCAGCGCCGAAAATTAGTTGACCAGCCGACAGTGCTGGGGCGCTACGTTTGACCCATGCGTAACCATCCTCTGATACAGCTGATACCGCGGAGGTTTCGGCCACATAAACGCCATTTCCATAGGAGATGGAGGCTGGTGTCAAAGGTAGCGTTAGTTTTGTCCATGTGACTCCATCGGGTGATGACGAGACAGATATTGGCGAGCCACGTCCGTGCACAAAAAAACGATCACCACAAAAAACTACGGTCAGATTTGTGGCAGCCGTGGCCCAGTCGCTGACTGGGACAACTTGTTTCGTCCATGTGATTCCGTCAGGTGATGTTGCTAACACAGCGACGCTGCTAGCCCCCACACCAACGGCAACAAATTTTCCGTTGCCGTAGGCGATTGCACTCCAGTTAGCACTCTCAACGATTAGGCGGCGGGACCATGTAACTCCACCATCGGTAGACGTGGCCACATCATTTGTGCTTGTCAATGCAACAAATGTTCCGTTACCGAATGCGATAGATGTCACCCCTCCAGTGACATTCATGGGGCGACGTGTCCACGCAATACCATCGCTGGATATGTCGGCGAAGCTATTAAAGTCAACAACCCCTACAGCAACAAATGTTCCGTTGCCGAATGCAATGCCTCTCCAGCTATTGAATATTGCTGTTGGCGGATGTGCTTGCCAACTCTTGATTGTCTTCCCCTGCAGCCATGCTGGGAAATCACTGTAGTCTACTGCCGGCATGATCACCCCGCTGCGTAAAAACTCCAGGCCTACGTTTTTTAGCAACGGCCTAGAGCTCGGTAGAAACATCATCTCACCAACCTGACTGCTGGCCGCTGCGCCTAAATCGATCATTAGCTGACCCTCCATGTTCCGTTGATTTTTTCAAATACAAATTCGCGACCCGGTTCGATAATCCGAACTAGCTGATCAGCTCCCTGTGGCGTGCTGATGGAGCCTGTCGATAGCCGGATGATGCAATCCCCTGCCGCCATATCCACGCCGTGATCGACAATCACGCCGAGGCGGCTACCATCCGGCCATGTCTCATCCAGGGTCACGACGGCCGGTTTCATAAATCTCAGGTGTGACGGGTATTTCCCGTTGGCGGGCAGCGAACTGTCGGCAGTGATCGCCGATGAACTGAACCCGGCGCGCAACCCATCGCTGATCGCGGTGTTGATGTAGTCAGTGAAATCAAACTGCCATGTCTCCGGCGTGATGGTCACATCCAGCGCGGCGCTGGCGCGGGCAAAGGCCAGAATGAAGTTGCGGATCAGGGTATCCCCTGGCTGGTTGGTATCCTTGGCCACCTTGACCGTATCAGGCAGATAGGAGACAGCGACCATGGTGCCATCGCTGGCTTCCAGTCCCATCCAGTTGAACGTAAACGGCCCCACGGTCGGTTCCAGCAGCAGGGAATAGACCACCTTGTCCGGCGAGATCGCGGCGGCCTTGGTGACCGGTCCCCGATATTTGATTTCTCCCGGTGCGGGATCTGGTTCATCCGGATTCACCGGGTCGGTGTAGTTCAGCCCCGGCTTGTAGGCCAGCACCATCTTGTCGATGTGGGTGGCCACGTTCAGGGCGAGATTCTGGGTGATGAGCATCATCCCCCGATTCAGGATTTCGGCCATTTAGCCTCCGTAGTTACATAGCTGGCAGAGATCGGCTGGGCCGCTCTCACGCAATGCCCCCAGACCGAACCGGCCAGTTCGACATCCGTTGATGCGGTGATGGTTTGATAGCTGGCCGAAAACTCGGCGCAGCCCAATAGCTGCTGGTCGGTGAACGCGGTCACGCCCACGTCATAGCGGCGACAGGTGCGGCGGTACTGCGTCACCAGCTCGTGGGCCAGCCGCTCCGTCAGTTGGTCGCTGTGCTCATCGAGCAACAGCAGGATGATGTCCCAGTCCATGCCGTCGATGCGCTCCATCTGGGCGCGCAGGGTGATATCGAACCGGCCAAAGATATCGACAAAGCCAGCGGTGCCGCCCGCGTCTCTGGCGTTGATGAAGGCGAACTTCACCCGCTTGCGAAACAGGTCGAGCGGCTCGCCCTTGAAGCGCGTGATATCCCGCTCCCAGGCGAGCAGTGCCAGCATGGACTCGGAGCAGGTCAGCGGGTCTTGTTGCGCCAGCGGCTGCACCAGCCAGCCGCGCAGGCGGCGCCACAGGGCCATGATGCCCCGGGCCAAAAAGGCGGGCTCCTGCACCCCGTCCGCGATGCTCTTGCCATCTTCCCACCACGGGGCGGTGCTTTCCGGCAGCTGGGGCGCGGCGCTCAGATGGTCGATGCCGGTGGTTTTATTCATGGAGCGTCACCTCCAGCCCCGAGAGGCGCGGGATGGCGAGCCCCGAGAGGATATCCAGCTCGGTGAAGTGTAGGCTCCTGATCTCGGGGAATGCCTGATGCAGCTCGCGGCCCAGCTGGCTTAAGGAGAAACGGGACTGCGGCCAGGTGCGGGTCACGGTCGGATAGTCAGCCGACAGCCGGAACGCCGCATTGACCAGCAGCCTGACCCCCGCGATCAGGGCGGCCCGCTGGGGCTCGCTAAGATTATCGACGGGCCACAGTTCAAGGTGCAGGGAGTGCTCGGTTTCCGGCATCGCCATCACCTGCAGATTATCGCCGTGGCCGTGGTTGCCCTGGTTGGTCACGTAGTCGTTAAGCCGGCTGATTAGGCTGGCCGGTGTGGTCCCCACTTCCAGCAGGATGTAGGCATTGGCGGTACCTGGCCCACGCGGGGCATCGTGCTCGAAGAAGATATGATCGGCGCGAATACCCGCGACGCTGGCCAGCATCGAGCGATAGACGGCATCGATGTGGTAGCGTCCCACCGCAGAGAACTGGTTCTTGACGCGCAGGCCCAGCGCATCGTTGCTCTCGGCATCGGCGCCTGGGGTAGTGATCCACTCCTTGTCATCGTTGCGAGCCGAGAGGATGCCGGTCACCGGTTCACTGAGCAGGTGGTAATAGCCCGGGGCCAGATTCCAGGCTGCGCCCGCGAACTCGGCCTCGCACACCACGCGGGCCACCGTTTCACCGGCAGGGCTGACCACCGCTTGCAGCGGCTTGACCCGGTAGATGGTGCCGTTGATGCGCTCGGTGCTGATCCAGATATCTGCCGGAATGGCGGTGGCTTCGCTCGGGTTCACCTTGACGAAGTTGATTACCCCTCGGGTCTTCTGGTCGCCTTTGCGGGTGAGATCCACATCCCACGCCTTGAGGTCGAGATAGGCATCGGTGGCGGTGGCGGCAAAGGTGTTGGGCAGCACATGACCAGCCAGGAGTGTGCGGACAAGCCAAAGCGCCGGGGTGATCACCACGCCGCGCACCAGTCGCCAGAAGGGGCTCACATCGCTGTCGTTGGTGATAAGGGAGCCCGCGGCCTCGACCTCTTTTTTAAGCTCGGCCTCCATGGCCTGTTCGGTGGTCGGGATGCCGGTCTCGGCCAGCAGGGCCATAAAATCCACGTTGGGTCGCAGGTTCACAGGGTTACCTCCAGATCGCCGAATTCATAGGTGCGGGCGGTGACCAGCACCCGCTCGATATCCTCCTCGCTGATCACGATGGTGCCCGGGATCAGCCGCTCGTCGTTCTCGACCAGCAGCTCTATCTCGGTCATTACATCGGCGCGCAGGGTCGGGCTGCGCTCACCGATGAGCTTGCGGGCCAGTCCCGACTCCATGATCCGGTGCTTGATGTCCTGGCCGATGCTGTGGCGGTCCTGGGTGTAACGTGGCTGACCACCGGCATCGAGCTGCCAGGCGCCGTTCACCACCAGAATGTCGATGTACTTGGCATCACTCATCCTCGGGTCGTCATCCATAGTTCTTGCTCCAGCTCACCTGGCGATAGCGGGTTCTGTACGTGCATGTGTACATCTCCGGTGTTGATAGTGCGTGATGGCTTCTGGTTTGCTGTGGTGGCGGCCGCGTTTGCCTGGATCAGCTGTTGGCCAAGCCCGCCAGCTGGTACGCGGCTTTGGCTGCCCTGTCGGTAAGTTGCCAACGGGCTATTCACTACGGATGTGGGTGGCTCAGTATTCGCAGGTGCTGAGGCCCATTTAGGCAGCACATTCATGTCCAGTGAACTGGTGTCGAAGTTTGACCCTAGAAACTTATTAGAGGCATCTAGCGCCATCTTGATGAGTTTAATTAGCCCCCGCCACGGGGTAAGCAGGGTATCAAATGCAGTGCGTAACCCTTCAAATACACCGATATCCGCCAGCACAGCTTTGACTTCATCCCAGTAGTAAATGACAGCGCCAACCAAGGCGATGATGCCTGCCACAATCAACACAATGGGGTTGGCAGACATCACAGCAAATAGCGTCACCATGATTGCCCTTAGCACGGTAAAGGCACCGCCCAGGATAGTAACGGCAGCCTTCACAACCCACAGAGACGCAGCGAATGCAAAGGCGACTACCTTGGCAACCATGCAAATGGCCACCCATGCAGCATTGGCAAACATGCTGAGGATGGTGCTGGTTCGTAAGGCAATAAATCCTGCTCTTAACAACTTGAGAGGAGACATGATCACCGACCAGGCAATACCCAGCCCCAGCGTGGCCAGCTTGGCGACCCCGGCAACGAGCATCCAAGTGCCGGTGACCATGCTTAAGCCCACGATGGCCAGCGCGGCATAGCTGATGACCTTGGTCAGGTTCGGGAACAGGTGCGTCCAGCGCAGCACATCGTTGGCGCCATCGGCAAAGGCGCCCACCACGGCATTGATGGCTGGCAACACTACCCCGAACGCGGCGGCACGGATGGCAAACCAGGCTTGCTCTACCCGCTGCCACTGGTCGGTCATGGCGGCGGCCATCTGTTCGGCCTTGCCCATGCCGTGGGTGTTGGCCAGCGCGTTGATGTTGGTGGCGAGCCCCTTGGTGTTGGTCATCAACTGCTTGATCATGTCCACCGCCAGATCAGAGCCAAACGCCTTCTTGAGCTCGCCGCCCTCGGCAAGAGTGATGGTGTCGCCATAACGCTGCTTGAGTTTGTCGAGAATATCTAGCACCGGCAGCATATTGCCGGCCGAATCTGTGAACTGCATGCCGAGGGTTTTCTGGGCTCCTCCCACTCCCGCCAGAAACGCACTGAACTTGGTGCCTGCCTCTCCGCCGCTCATAGCTGATTGCAACATACCGAGCACGGCAAACTGCTCATCCATCGACACTCCTGCTAATGTTGCAGATGCCCCAATCCCTTCGAAAGCGTCGGCCATTCCCTTACCGGTGGTTTTGAACATCTGCACTGCGGTGGCGGTCTTGCCTGCCAAATCTTCTATCCAGTTTGCTCTCCCCATGGCATTGGCCTGCTGTTCGAAGATGCTGTACATGGTACCCATGTAGCTGGTGATGGTGGCGGTGTCGGCCTTGGTCGCCTTGGCCAAGGTGGTCGAGGCGCGGGTGAAGGCGGGTAGCTCGTTACCCTCCAGCCCCGCGATCGCGGATTGGATATCGTAGGAGGAACGGACAATCTCGGTGGCCGATTCGCCGTACTTCACCGATAGAGCCAGAGCTTCGCGCCCCAGCGCCCCGAGCACATCCTTTTGCACATCGAGCGAGGCCACTTCACCCAGCGCCCTGTCCATCTCGATGGCCGGGCCCAGAGCAGACTGGATCGCCATGCCACCGGCGGCCACCGTGGTGGCACCCATCGCCATATTGCTCCAGCCCTGACGACCGGCCTTGCTGACCTTATCGATCTGGCTGTTGATGCCTTGCAGCGGCTTGGTGACCTGATCCACCAAGGCCACTTGCATCATCAGTTTTTCCATCCAGGCCATAGGTCGTTATCCGTTGAATGCTTTGGCGATGCCCTCTGCCACGGCGGCGGCGTTGGACTCTATTGCGTGTTTGTCTAACCAGATGGCGCGGGCCAGGCTGTCGATATCGTCATCTTCATGGGGCAGGTAGTGGCGCCGCAGCGCCAGCACCTGCTCCAGTTGGTTGCGCTCGATGGCCTCGGCGCGCGCCGTCAGTTTTTTACGGTGATTTCCAGATCGGGGGCGAACTGCTGGTTAATGGCGCCAGCCAGTTGCAAGGCCGCGCCCGGGCGTTTGAGCAGCTCATCGAGCACCTCTTTGCTTTCCTGGCAGACGATCTTTTTCAGGTAGTTGTGGGCAGGTGCCACCTTGTCGCTCGGCATCATGTCGTTGATAAAGCCGTTGTAGGCCACCATGGTGGGGGCGAATTTCAGCTCTTTACCGGCTACTTCAAGGGTGATGATCGGGTTTGCCATTAGTTGTTTTCCTCTTGTTTAATCCAGTTGTTCAGGGTGTCGAGTTGGGTTTGGCAGCGGCGCATGGCTGTCTGCATTGTGGGGATAAACCTCACGGCATCGCCGTAGGTCGCCCCCGTGAACTCAGGTTCCGGGCAGTTTGGCACCAACCCCGGCGGCGGTAGACGCTTGATGATCTGCGTTTGCACCACGGTTGTTGGCTGGCTGGAGCAAGCGCAGAGCGCCAACAGGCAGAGGCTCACTAGCGCAGTTCGGGCGGCCTTCCGGTGGCGTGGCCAAGGCTTGTTCCAGTTCATAGGCGTTCTTCCTGTTCTGTTGGTCGAGATCGGCCAAGGCGGCGTTCTGGGTACCCAGCAACGTGCGCATCCCTTCGGCATCGCGCTGTAGTGTCACCAGCTGGCTGGCCTGCTGCTCGTTGGTCTGCTGCAGGGTGCTGATGGTCTCGTTGGCGGTGGCGAGTGCCTTGCCCCGGCTCTCCAGCATCCGGCTGCCAAGAAACAGGGCGGCACCCATCAGCAGCACCAGTGCCAGCAGCACATTGGAGAACAGCTCCTTGAATGTGCTCATGCTTCACCCATCGACAGCTGTGCCGGAGTGCCAACGGGCAGATCACCCACTGGCAGCGGCTCATTGAGCGGCCAGCGATAACTTGGCTTTCTGCTGAGCGGGAACTCTCTCACGTTCACGGCATCGTCTTGGTTGCCACCCAGTACCAGCAAGTTGCCAGAGGGTGACTGGCCGACCACGAAGCCCACATGGCCGCCGCCGTCACGGCTGAACACCACCACACAGCCGAGCACCGGTCGTTCCAGTTTTTCGCCCCAACCCAGATAGCTTTTGGCGCTCTCGAAGCGGGTAGACTGGATGCCAACCCGTTCCAGGCACGCGCCCACGAAGGCGGCGCACCACGGGGTTTCGTCATCACGGATGCCGCCCCGCTTGATGGCTTTCCACATGTCCAGAATTTCCTGAGCATGCTTCGACCCTTTGATCTCTTTCAGGCCCAAGAACTTGCGAGCCTCGTTAATCCAGCGCAGAGCCATCAGCCCTCCTCCTTCTTGTTGAACACCAACTTGGCCCGCTCGCGGATGATGTCTACCCCGAGCAGCCCCACCACACCGCCGATAAACGGGGCCGCCTCATAGGGGACGCCGAGCAGGGTGGTACCGGATGCGGCGGCCAAGGTGATCAGACCGCACATGGTCGACTCGATCAGACGGCGGCGCCCGCTGCCACCGTCATAGGTGATGCGCATAAATGAAATGCTCAACGCCAGCAGAGCCCCGGAAACGGCGGGCCAGTTATCCATCAACCAGGCCAGCAGGGCGGCCCAGAGGGTGGGGTCTTTGTTTGGCATAGGGTTCATATCCCGTTCTCGTTATTGCCCGCGCCGTTCTGCGCGGCTCTTGCAACTGACACACAGGCGCACACCCGGCACATGCAGGCGGCGCGCTTCCGGGATCGGATCGCCGCACTCCTCGCAGTGGTGCAGGCTCTCGCCCTGGTGGTGGCTGCGGCCTAGCTGGTTATCCAGCTGGGCCGCCAGCATCCGCTCGGCGTGTTGGGTGGCACGGTCGATCAGATCCATCCGTTAGCCCTTCATGTGGCGGGTGTCGTCTTCGGAGAGGTACGGCACGCCATTGATGTGAACGAAGTCGGGGGAGGTGACGAAACCCTTGATCTTGTGCACCCCCTTGCTGCCCCCCTTGGGGTCAACATCCAGCAGGTCAGAGATCTGTAGCTTCACGCCGAAGGCCTCTACCTTCATGGTTTCGTCACCGGTGTCGGCGTAGAACAGCACATCGTCAGGCTTCATCCCGCGCCAGCTACCGGCCCGCTTGGCCGCATCGCACAGCAGGGTGAAGTTCTTGGCATCGAGCTCGAACTCCAGCTCTGCGGCCACATCCCCATCGACATAGCCGTCAGGAATGCCACGGGTTTGCGCCACTGCGCTGTTGTCGGTGATGGAGAGGCTGGCCTTCTCGACGTGCACCATGGCGCCCATCAGTTCGGTATCGAAGCTCTGGCCTGAAATACGTCTGGTCATGGGTTAGCCCTCCCCGTTGTTGAGGCTCAAATCGAGCATGATGTTGACGGTGATCCCCTTGGGGCAGTCCACTGTGCGCACCACCACATAGATGGAGACCAAGTTCTTGGCCGTCCACTTGATGGTGATATCGCCATCCTTGGGTGAGGCGATATCGCCCGGGAACAGCTGGCCGTTGATGGTGACGGCCTTGGCCATCTCGCGCAGGTCTTTGCCGAAGTACATGATTGCGGCGGCGGTGCTGCCCGGGGTGGAGTTGAACGAGCGATCGGCGACGCGGGCAATGGCGCGCAGGCGCATCCGGCGGGCAACCTTGTAGACCACCCGCAGGTTTTCGATCACCTGGTAGTCGCCGCCTTCGCCGTCCAGAGTGCGGCCATCAGCCCAATAGATGCCGTCATAGTCCGGGTACCACATCGGTACCGAATAGCGGTTCTGTTCCAGGGTTTGCAGGGTGGCCAGCGGCAGCTCGGTACCGTCTTTATCCTTCGGCTTGTTGCCAAGGCCCACCATGGCGCCGGTTTTCACCCGGGCGGGGCTGTCGGCGATGCTCACCGCACGGTTGCAGAGGCGACCGGCATAGGCCCCGGCGAGGTTGGGCCACAGCTGCGGCAGCAGGGTGACGGATTCCGCCTTGATGCCATCTTGAAGCGCGACCAGTTTGGCCTCGTATTCGCTCCAGTCCTGGCCGCCTTCGAGGGTAGTGACGATGCCCGCCACGACCAGCAGCATGAACTGCCAGCGCCCCATCTTGGCGATCAGCTCCTGGTTGAGGGCGTGGGCGGCGTTGATTTTCGCCTCGTCCCACTCCTGACCCAGTACCACACAGCCCTCGAAGGATTGGGTTTTCTGGGCTTCGCGGACGGCATCTTTCCAGTCCATGTCGGTGGGCAGCACAAAGGCGGCAGCCGTCCAGTTCTGACCGGCGTTGACCATGGCGGCTTGCAGGTTGGTTTTCAGCTCGCTGTCGGCCTCGCCCAGCAGCTTGTCGAAGTCGCTCTGGGTGTTTAGCGAAAGCAGCTTGCCGGTGTTGGTCGGTGCGGTGCCGATGAACAGCAGGTGGCGCTCGACTTCCGTCACTGGCCCCTGCATCTGGTTCAAGTTGTTGATCTGTACATAAGGCCACATGGCGTTATTTCCTCTTCATCTCTTGCTTGTTGACGTCCCAGCCGTAGTTGATGCTTTGCAGGGCGCGGGCAAATGCTTGCTCTCGTTGCTTGGTGTTGGCGCCGAGGAACGGGCGGGCTGGCAGCTCAATCTCCCAGCTCTCTTTCACCGGCTCGTCCTTGAGCTTCTTGATCAGCAACCCCGCTTGCGCGTAGTTGAGATTGCCGGTAATCCAGCCGAGCGATGCCGATCTGTATGCCCGCTTGCGCTTGCCTGGACGCTTGAACCCAAGCTCCCGCAGCTTGCGGGCCTGCGCCTTGCTGGCCTGCTTGTTCTTGCCGCCATCGCTGGAGGCGATACGGCGCCGACTGGCCGCGGTCACCTTGTATGTGTGTCCCTTCTGGTGGGTGTTGGCGACTACCCCGGCATGAACATTCATCGAGCCCTTTTTGAACCCGAGCTCGGCCACGTCCTGGCTTGGCTCATGGATCACCAGCAGCTTTGGCAGGCCGCGCAGCATCTTGCGCTTGCCCCGCTTGCGGGGTGCCCAGGCATTGCCGTTGGGGTCTTGCTGCTGGCGCACGTTGCGGGCGGCCAGCTTCTTCATCTCGTTGGCGGCTCGCCACACCAGCCGCTGGCGCTTCTTTGGTGGCAGGGCCAGCAGGTTCAGCTGGTCCTTGCTGCGCTGGGTGTCGAGTGTGATGGTGATCATGACGGGTCACCGATCTGGTGATGGCCGGTGTCACCGACGTTCATATCGATGTGGTCGGCCACCCAGATTTCATACGGGGCTACGTTCCAGCGTTTGCCCATCCAGTTGATGGGGCCCTTGGGGTGTTCGATCAGGCGCAGCGGCTCGGTAAAGGCGAGCTGGATCTCGAGATCGGCGGTCTTCTCATCGTTCGGGGTGACGGCGTACTCGGGATCGGCCAGCTCGAACTGCTCGCGAAAATCGTCATGCTCCTGCACCCAGGCGGCCACAGAGGCCAGCACGATGGCCGGATCCAGCTCTCGAAACGGCAGTTGCTCGACGGTGAACACCGCCTGATAGGTGAGCCATGCCACATCCACTCCGGTGGGGCCCATGTTCTTGGGCTCCAGCCTGATGGTGCCGTTCTCCATCCAGCTATCCAGATGCTTGTGGCACTTGGTTGGCAGCACCCGCTGGATCTCGGCGTGGAGAGCGTGGAGGAAATAGCCCTGGGCCTGCTGTTCGTTCATGCCTTCACTCATATCAACGACACCCCCGCACGGCGCTTGCCCTTGATGCTGCGCACCAGCTGCTGACTCTCGGCCAGCAGCTGGGCGCGTTGGTCTGGGGATCGCTCTACCTGGTTGTTGGCGGCGGCTCGCTCGGTGACGCTGGCGAACTCCGGCAGCAAGGCCGCCTTGGCACGGGCAAACACGGCGGCCAGATACTGTTCGGTCAGGGCATTGGTGCCGCCCTCAAGGCTCGGCCCCGGCACATCGGCGGCGCTGACGTAGCCCTCGGCCATCAGTGCGGCCTGACGCATCGCCAGTTGCAGGTTGATTTCAGATACGGCGGCCAGCAGGGCTGCGCCGGTGGTCTGTTGGTCTAGGTCGGCAGGCAGGGCGCGGCGGCGCTCGAAGTCGGCCACGGCCACATCTGGCCAAAACCCGTCATTGCGGATAGTGGCGGCGCTGTAGTCGATATCCTTGCCTGCAAACATCAGTGACCTCGCTGGTTGAATAGGTGCACCCCTGAAGCCACGGATCACAGGATTCGGCGGTGGCCTTGCGGCTTGCCTATCCTCCCCGCCGGGGTGCGGTGGCGCGGAGAGTCTTATTGCTCCGGATTGAGCGCCCGCAGGCGCATGGCAATTTTGAGCAGCAGGGTGTTTACCCCCGCTTTGCGGTGCAGCTTCTCGGCCTGGAGCAGCCAGTGGGCGGCCTGTTCCAGGGTGGCGCAGTCACCCACTGCACTCGGTCGTGGCTGGCCGTCCTGGTCGCGCAGCAGCAGGCAACCCGCAGCCTTGAACCACTTGGCGGTCAGTTTCTCGTTGAGGCGCCACTCGTTGCGCACCTTGTCGAACACCCGGGAGAACCAGGGCTCGACGGCATGGCCTTCGGCGGCGTTCTTCTCGGCCCACTCCAGCACGGTGTCGGCCACGAAGGTGGCCCAGTCGCGCTTGATGTTGTTCGGGGTGCGCTGTCCTTGAGTGATGGCGAGCTCGGCCCAGGCGATGCCGGTGTCGAAGTCGCCCACATCGAAGGCCCAGATCACCAGCCTTTGAAACAGCTCGTTCTGGTAGGACTGGCCGGACTCGGCCACGCTGGCCAGATACCGCTCCACATAGGGGCGGTATTTGGGCATCAGCTCGTCGCGTTTCATGTTCACCCGGTCCCCAATGCGGGCCAGCTTGCGCAGGCGAACGATGTCCTGCTCCAGGGCAATCATTTGCAGGTGCAGGCTGTCAGCCACCGCACCGGTGGCCACGCCAGTGCAGGCGGCCTGTTCGGCCCCCTGCATGGCATGAACTCGCTGCTTGTGACGTTGACCGGGTGAGCTCATGGTTTACGCACCCGCTTCTGCGGGAGCGGCAGGAGCAGCACCGATTTCGATGTCTGCCTCTTCAAAGCCGCCATAGGCCAGGTGCTCGCCCAGGGCATAGCCTTCCATCCGCCAGTACTGGTTATCGAAGCACTTCTTGTCCTGGTTATCTTCGGCCTTGCGGTTGCGGGTGCCGCGCTGGGTGTAGCAGTGCAGGTTATCCAGAGTGGTGACCACCATCCGCTTGCCCGGGAAGAACGGGGGGATGTAGGCCTTGCGACCGGCAATCGACTCTGCCAGCTTCTGGGCGGCGATCTGCTCGCTCGGCTTGGTGGCTTCGCTGTAGAGCTTGGCCTGAGCCGCTGCTACCAGATCGGTACCAACCAGCACCACCAGACGCGGGTCTTGGCGGAACAGCGGATCGATGGTGGTGTTAATCAGGTCAGACGCCATTTCATCCAGGGTCTTGTAATCGCCCTTGCCGTCCGGGTCGAAGTAGATCTTCTTACCCGCTTCCGCCTTGATGATCTGGCTGCCGCCGTTCCACTCGCGGGCGATCTGGTGCCAACCCTTGTTGACGTCTTCACCCAGCGGATGGGCCGCAGGGTAGGTGGTCTCTTCGGCAGATACGCCGTTCCAGCCGACCCGCAGAATATCGAGGGCGAATGCAGTGTTGATGAACTCACCGACCAACTTGATGAACTCACCCTCGCTGCCAGCGTTGGCCCAGACGCATAGGGTCGCCCAGTCCAGTGATGCGCAGGAGTCGGTCTCGGTCAGCTCGTAGGTGTTGCCAGCCACGCCGATCTTGCCGTTGAAGCGGCCATCTTTCTTGCGGCCAGTAAACAGCTTGCCGATGCCGACTTGCACCACCTGGCCCTTGATCTGATCCACATCCATGCAAGTGATGAGGCTCAGGAACTCGACAGAGGCGAGAAGGCCAGCACGCAGGCCAGTTTCCACTGGGCCGGAGATGACGCTGAACTGTTTGTCCAGCGCGTTGACTGGGATGCCATAGGTCTTGGCCAAGGCAGCACTGTATTTTTCGAGGCGCTGACGTGCCTGGACGGTTAGGGTCTGACTCACGGTCGCTCCTTAATATGCGGTGGGGGTATCGTCACCGCCGAGCGCATCAGGTCGTTGACCCGGCACTTCAACGGAGAACTTGTCGATCTGGCCTTTCAGCTCACTGACGGTGGCGGCCAGACCAGTGATGGTCTCGTTCAGCTTGCTGAACTGGTCATCAGTGACTTTGTTTTTGTCGCCTTCGTCTTTCGGTTCAGTCACCGGATCGGTCTTTACTTCCGGTTTGGCATCCAGCTTCGCGCTGAAGCTTGCGAACTGGGCACCAAGACTGGTCAGAGTCCCGTTCAGCAGTTCGAACTGTTCTTTGGTCATTTCCTCATCCTCTGGATGGCTGGGGGTTGGTTTTGATTCAGGTTCACCATGGCTGGCCATCAAGCTGAAGAGCTTGGTCATAAAGCCATCCGGCTTTTCTTGTTTGGGCAGCTTGAGCATGGAGAGATCCAGCGGTTCGCTGGTGCCGATGACTTGGCCCTTGCTGCTCTTGCTGAACTTGAGTTGGGTGGTGCCGGTGCTGGCAGGCTGGTCGGTGACGCCCAGACCAATCAGATAGGTGCGGCCCAGATCGGCGAATTGCTCGAACGGCTCGATGGAGCAGAACTGGTACTGGCCGTTTTGGTTCCAGTAGACAAGATCCCGATTAGGGCAGAGTACGGCGAACAGCTTGAGCTTGCCGTCTACCTCTTCGGTCTTGAGTGCTTGCACCGTGCCATAGCTTGACCAGCGATCATGTTCTGGCCAGATGACGGCGGTGTAATAGGTCGGGTCGTAGGTCTCGGCCATGTCGACCAGCCATTCGCGGGTTATGTCTCGTCCATCCACCGCTTTGCCTTCGGTGGCGATACAGACAAAGCCAGTTCTCAAGGTTGATTCGTTCATGCCTGCTCCCAATTGATACGGGCTCAGGCTATCGGGTCGGCAAGGGGTATTCATCCGGTTGTGTTCAAGGCAATTCGGATCCGTGGGGATATCCGAATTGGTTGGAACATCAGGGCGATAAGTGGGGGCGGGGGGCTGGCTATGATGGCGCCATCATTCACAAGATGGAGGCGCCGTGGCGTATCCCGAAGAGATCCGCAATGCTGCGCGGGGGCTTTATCTTAAGCGCTGGACACCCCAGGAGATCAAGGACGAACTTGGCCTTAACTCCTGCAGGGTAGTCTACTTCTGGGCCGAGAAGTACGGCTGGCGTGACCTGCTGACCGAAGAAGCGGTAGAGGATGCCATTGCCCGCCGCCTGCACTCTCTGCTGGGCCGAGAGAAGAAAACCCCCGAAGAACTCGACGAAATCGACCGACTGGTCGGCCACCATGTCAGCCTGAAAGAGAAATCCATCAAGTGGGCCGAGCGGCAGCAGGCGCTGACCGCCCGCCGTGAATCCGGTGACGAGCCTACCCCCGACCGTTCCCCGCGTAGCAGGGGCGGGCAGGATGGCGGTGGCCGCAAAGGGAAGGGCGGCAAGAAGGCCAAGAACGAGATCGGCCACCTCACCGAGGCAGACTTTGCCGAGTGGCTTGGTACCTTGTTCGGCTATCAGCTGCGCTGCCGCGAGGCCAAGAACGACCCGGCACTGCCACGCACCCGCAATATTCTCAAATCCCGCCAGATCGGCATGACCTACTACTTTGCCGGCGAGGCGCTGGAAGATGCGGTACTGACCGGCGGCAATCAGATATTCCTGTCAGCCACCCGCGCCCAGGCAGAGGTGTTCCGCTCCTACATCTGCAAGATTGCCCAGACCTTCCTCGGTGTCACCCTGACCGGTAACCCCATTGTTCTGTCGAACGGGGCCGAGCTGCACTTCTGCTCGACCAACTCCAACAGCGCCCAGTCCCGTTCCGGCAACGTCTACATCGACGAGTATTTCTGGATCCCGAACTTCGAGAAGTTGTCGGACGTGGCCAGCGCCATGGCGACCCAGAGCCGCTGGCGTAAGACCTACTTTTCCACGCCATCTAGCAAGGTGCACGAGGCGTACCGGTTCTGGACGGGGGATCGCTGGAAGGGCCAGCGCCCGAGCCGGGTGGCCATCGATTTCCCTGGTGAAGATGATCTGCGCGACGGCGGCCGCATCTGCCCTGATCGGCAGTGGCGTTACGTCATCACCATCGAGGATGCCATTCGCCTTGGTTGCAACCTCATCGACCTCGAGGAGCTCAAGGACGAGTACCCCGAAGAGGTGTTCGATCGCCTCTACATGTGCCGCTTTATCGATGATGCCCTGTCGGTGTTCAAGTTCCAGGATATGGAGCGGGCAGGGGTGGACCCGAGCCGGTGGGAGGACTACAAGCCCGGACGGCCTGACCCGTTCGGGCGGCGTGAGGTGTGGATGGGCTACGACCCGAGCCGCACCCGCGACAACGCCACCCTGGTGGTGGTTGCCCCGCCCATGGTCGCCGGTGAGCGGTTCCGTGTGTTGGAGAAGCACTACTGGCGCGGGCTCAACTTCCAGTTTCAGGCGCAGGAGATCGTGCGCATCGCCAAGAAGTTCAGGGTCACCTATCTAGGGGTCGATGTGTCCGGCATTGGCTCAGGTGTCTATGACCTGTTGAAACCGGAGTTCAAAGGGGTGTGCCACCCCATCAACTACAGCATCGAGAGCAAATCGCGGCTGGTACTCAAGATGATCGATGTGGTGGAGGCGAACCGCATCGAGTGGGACGGCTCGGATCGGGATATCCCGCTGGCGTTCCTAGCCATCAAGCGCAGCACCACCGGCGGCGGCCAGATGACGTTCCGCGCCGCTCGAGACAACGTGACCGGACACGCTGACGTGTTTTTTGCCATCGCCCACGCCGTGGCCAACGAGCCGCTCGATACCAACCGTAAACGTAAATCCACCTGGACAACCAGCCAGCAGAAGAAGGCAGCATGACCAAACAACAGCAACCACAGGCCAAGGTGGCCACACCCGCAAAGAGCGCCGTGGCGTTCAGCTTGCCGGAGGCCATCGACCCCACGGCCTGGATGACCGATTACACGGGGGTGTTCTTCAATCCCTACGGGGAATATTACCAGCCGCCCATCGACCGCAAGGGGCTGGCTAAGGTGGCGCGGGCCAACGCTCACCACGGGGCGATCCTGATGGCGCGCCGCAATATGGTGGCCGGCCGGTTCCAGCAGCAGCGCAACATCATCACCGCCTATGTGCACAACTACCTGCAATTCGGCGACGCCGGCCTGCTCAAGATCCGTAATGCCTTCGGGCAGGTTGTCGCCCTGCATCCGCTCTCCAGCGTCTATCTGCGCCGGCGCGATGATGGATGCTTTGTCTACCTCCAGCAGGGCAAGCCGAACATCATCTATCGCCCAGAGGATGTGATTTGGCTGGCTCAGTACGACCCCGAGCAGCAGGTCTATGGCATGCCCGACTATCTGGGCGGCTTGCAGTCTGCCCTGCTCAACCAGGACGCCACCCTGTTCCGCCGCAAATACTTCCTCAACGGCGCCCATATGGGGTTCATCTTCTACGCCACTGACCCGAACATGGATGATGACACCGAGGATGAGATGAAGGAGATGATCGCCAACTCGAAAGGGGTCGGCAACTTCCGCTCGATGTTCGTCAACATCCCTGATGGCAAGCCGGATGGCATCAAGCTGATCCCGGTTGGGGATATCGCTACAAAGGATGAGTTCGCGGCCATCAAGGGGATCACTGCCCAGGATGTGCTGACTGCCCACCGTTTCCCCGCTGCACTGGCCGGCATCATCCCGACCAATGGTGGCGGCGGGCTTGGTGACCCCGAGAAGTATGATGCCACCTATGCCCGTAATGAGGTGTTGCCGCTGTGCGAACTGGTGCAGGACTCGATCAACAGTGCCGGGCTGCCCCGCGCGCTGTGGGTCGATTTTCGGGAAACTATTGGTTCTGCTGTATAAAAAAACAGTGTGTCATGGCATAATAGATCGTTGATTTATAAGAGAAAGGGGGATGTGATGCGGGTGTATTGCAAAGAGTGTGGCCAACGTGGTCGCATTACCAAGACCAACAAGCTCAGCCCTGATGTTTCTGACCTTTATTGTCAGTGCACAGATGCAGAGTGCGGCCACACATGGGTTGCGTGTCTCTCTTATTCGCATCCCCTGAGCCCTTCATCGAGAACGGCGAGCCAGTTGGTACTGAACCTGGTTGGTTCACTCACGCCAGAGGGGCGGCAAATGGTACTGAACGGATTGAGGGCGCAATAGCGCCCTTTTCTGCTATCAAGCCAAGCGGATATCCAGATGCTTTCCCATTACAGAGAGCGCAGCTTCCAGGCGATCAATCTTGGTGGTGTGCCCCAGATCGATGAATCTCTGTACTTCTTGCGGGCGGGTGTTCATGCGTCTAGCTAGCTCGGCCTTACTCACTTTCTGTTCTAGCATGGTATTTAACAGCAGTACTTTCGCGACCACGCTAGGAGGCACGATAACGAATCTATCGCCATCAGCAACAGGGCTTGGCATAGGAACTGGGCGATCATCTTCGAAGTAAAAATCGAAGGAGGAGAGCAGCACGTCTTCGGCCAGCTCGATAGTTTCCTCCAATGTTTCAGCGCCAGTTATTGCTTCAGGAATATCAGGGAAGGTCGCTAGCAAATGTGCGCCGTCCTGCTCGATAGTGTATTTATATTTCATAATTGCGATGTCCTCTGGTAACGGTCATCTTAGCCCCTTACGGGTAGCTCTCATTAGCACCCTTTCGGGTTAGCTTTCATTAGCACCCTTTCGGGTTAGCTTTCATTAGCACCCTTTCGGGTTAGCTTTCATTAGCACCCTTTCGGGTTAGCTTTCATTAGTACCCTTTCGGGTTAGCTTTATTAGTACCCTTTAGGGTTAGCTTTCATTAGCACCGTTGCGGGTTAGCTGTAATCTCGGCCCCTTGCGGGGCCGTTATTTATAGTCCTAGCTGCTTGATGATGGCCTTGCGTAATCCTTCACCAATCTCATCTGCATGTCTCGGCATGTGGCTCGCTTTGTCATTTGCTGGGTTTCGGAGCTTCTCGTGCTTGCGGCCATCGGTAATCACGATCCCCTGACTTATCAACCATCGCCTGAATTCACGGCTTTTCATTTGCTTTCCTGCGTTGATGTGATGAAAGCATAGTAAACATTTATGTTTATTCTTGCAATGATTCAATAAACAAAAATGTTTACTTTAATGGCCAATCATAGGGCAAGCGTCTTGTCGCCCTGGGTGTGCCAGCACGATGCTTGTCCCTTGAATGTACCGCCGCATCCGGTCGGCAATTTACAGTCGCAGTGCTGGCAGGTCTGTGTTTTCAGCTTGGCCTCCTGCTCCAGCCACTTCTCCCAGTCGCGGCGGATCAGGGTGCAGATGTACTCGTCGGCGGAGTAGGGTTTACCGCTGCCAGCCCGAGCGATGCGCAGCGTATCCAGCTGCTGGCGCTCCCGTTCTGAGAGCGCCACCTCCACCCGCTTGATACCGAGAGCCGCCCGTCTTGCCCGCTGGGCCTGCTTGCGCTTGGTTGCGTCATTCATCCCTTGCCCCCTTCTGTCTTCCCCATCCGCAACGGCGCCACAAGTCCGGAATGACGATCAGATAAAACAGCACATGGCCGATCAGCCATATGATGCCGAGCGGGTCGATATGGGCGCTCATTGCCACACCGCACTTACCACCATGGCATCTTGCTTGGCCCACGCCCGCCAGCTGGCGATGGTGGCCTCTGTCTCTGGTAGGTCAACCGCCGGATGGCAGTACACCACATGGGTGACTGTTCCGCGGTCGTTCTGCTTGGTGGCCGTCACTTCCCTGGTGGTACCGAAGCGGGTGATCACATCACCTGGTACCGGATATTTGCGTGGGTCTCTCATGCTGACGCCTTGATGGCATCCGCCAGCGTAGTGAACTGAACGTTGGCAGGTGCCGGAGTTACCTCCAGCTTGCCTGTGGCTGACATTCCTTGAACCATCCGCAGGATCAGGGCCCAGTCATCTTTTTTGGTATTGACGAAATAGGTAACGCCATCAGATTCAAACGCTAAACACAGTGCATCGATTTTCATGCTTCGCCCCCTGCCTGTTGCTGAGCCATCGCTTGCAGCACGCCCAGCGTCATCATTACGTCAGCCAGTGCACGGTGAGCTTGGCCGTCAGTCACAACCCCTTGCTGGGCGGCGGCAGCTGTCAGGCGCTGCCAACGATATGAGCCCTTGTAGTCATTCCAGTCGCCATAGAACTCGGCATAGGCCAGCATTGCGCAATGAACCCCCGCGTTGGCAGTAACCGGCTGTAGCCCATAAAGCGCCGCAGTCTGAGCCATCAGGCGCATGTCGTAGTCAGCGTTGTAGATGACCAGCGGCTTGCAGCTGACAATCCGGCACACTTCATCATGGATGTCTGCCCAACTCGGGGCGGTAGCCACCATGTCATTGGTAATGCCATGGATTGCGGTGGCCTCTGCCGGGATCGGTTTTTGTGGCTTAACCAGGGAATCAAAAACCACGCCCCCAAACTGGTCGATGATGCTGATCTCTATTATCTCGGCTTGGTCATCAAGCCCGGTGGTCTCGGTGTCCAAGATTTGGCAGTTCAGAAGCCAATTACATACCTGCTGTTGTACGGTCATCGTTTTAATCTCCATCTACTATTTGATATCTGTTCTAGCTACTAGCCATGACTGCCGCGCTACGCTTGCCGGCCATCTGGGACAAAGTGACAGACTGCGCTAGTCACCTTGTCCCAGACGGCTGGATTTGGTGGGCATATCTGGCGGCCACAAAAGCTACGGTGTCGCCGCCGCCAGGTGTCATGGCATCGGCCTTGTTCATAAGGTGGGTGAGCAGCGCCTCTCTATGCTCTGGACGAACGTCGGCCAAGCGTGTCTTGGTCGTCTCGGCAATAAGGTGGTGCACATCAGGTTTGCGTGCAGGAGAGCGCTGGCCATCAGCTGGCAGCCCGAAGAACTCGGCATTACTGATCGCCTCCTTGTGGCGTTCGACTGGCGGCAGAGGCCATGTCCGCAGATCAACCTTATCGCGTAGGCGGTCAAGCTGAGTGCTGGCGGCCTCGGCGTCCCCATCACCCAAGGCATCCAGCAGCGCCAGGGCATCATCAGCGCCGGCGGCCGTCATGCTAGCCAGCCAAGCTGCTGGATCCCCGGACTGGGCCAGTAGGCCCCGCACATCTTTGAGCTCCGCCAGGCGTTTTTCCTCTCTGCGTCTGGCTTCGGCTTCAATTTGATACGGTGATAGCTGGTTTGGAGATTCGAACGGATGATGCTCGGTCACTTTCAACTCACCATCCCGGATGCAAACTGACCGGTCTCCCGTCCTGACAATCAACCCGCTGCGGATCATGGCCACCTCTTCACCACTTAGCCCCAAATGGAATACATTCTTATCGCTCAATGGATCCTCTTTAGATCCTCCGTGATCGTCCCGTACAGTTGTTGCCAGAGCTCCAAGGGGGGAAAGATGCTCGCTTCGCTCGAAACCCTTTAACTCGCTGCGCTCGCCCACACCCCAAAACCCGCCGTCCTTGGCTCCAGTGGCAGCCTGTGACCCGCATTTGCGCAGCACCCACTCCCCGGAGCGTGTCTGCTGGATGTGGCCGTCAGCGGCGCGCACGCCCACGAGCTTGGTGGTCTGCTCGCCGTACTGATTTGGCTCGGCAAAGGCTGTGCGGTGGATACTCAAAGGGCGTTCATCACGACGGCAGCAGGGGCCGCCCATGGCCTGGGTGAAGTTCTTCCAGTCCACGGCATCGGCATAGCGCCGGCACTCTTCCATGATGGGGCTGGCCAAGGGGGCCACGACGATCCCTTTGGCCTCCTGCAGGCGACCCGGTAACTTGCGCAGCTCCCGCCAGATCCCGACCGGTGGGCCTTTCAAAGGTTGGAACTGGCGCAGGCCCCAGAGGGAGGCCCAGGCTCTTACCCGGCGGGCTCCCTCTGTTGCCGCTGTCTCTGCTTCCAGATCACCCTGGTCGCCGACGCGGTGGCCGTCGATGTTCTTGGCGATGTACTTGACGATGTAGCCGACTGCGCCGCCCTTCTCCTTGTCCATCTCCTTCCAGTTAAAACGGGGGTTGATGTCGCTATAGGGGCACTTGCTCTCTGGGTGGCGCTTGCGCTCCAGATCGCCTTTGTCATGGCTCAGGGCGTAGCGTTGCAGGATGCCGATCAGGCGGTGCTTGTGCTCTGGTTTGACCCAGATCAACAGATGCCAGTGCGGGGTACCGTCGTGGTGAGGTTCAACCACCCGAAAGCCGAAATAGTTGATGGGGTCATCAAAAGGACGCAGGGCATTTGCAAGCGCCTGCCTGAAGCGGTCCCAGCCCCCGCCCAGGTGCCAGCGAGCTGGGCCGTCGATGTGCGGCTGGATTGCGCGAAACCCTCGGCAGCGAAGCGGCTTGCTCGGTACCGGTAACCCTGGCGCCATGGATACGTTGCGGTCCAATGCCGAGCGGCAGCGCTCCCACAATTTACCGATGTAGCGCTGTGAATCGGTGGGGGATGAGCCGTCGTACTTGGGGTTTTCTTCTGTGGTGTCGGCTTTTCCTGGTTGGGAAGCCTTCACCGTCTTCCATGGGTGAAAGCGGCTCGGTGCTGTCCAGGTGAAGAAGATACCCACATACCCCATTTCGTCGGCTATGTCAGAAAATCCCCGAGCGCGCACCACCAGTTCGTGGCGGCGGTTTGTGGGGTTGGCGATGGAGGCTTGGACAGCCTCCTCCAGGCTGATGACGATATCTTCCTGGGCGTTATAGGCTTCCATGTCCTTGAGCCAAGCGGCGGCCATTCTCTGGCGCTCGATAAAGCTTTGCAGGCCCTGGCTGGAGACGTAGGCAGAAACCCCCTTGCGCACTTTGCCGAGCAGGATGGCGCAGTGCTCGCAATACTGGTCCCAGATCTTGCGCAGGCGTCTTGCCCACCATTTGGGGTCGAGCCAGCGGATAAGGTGATGAGCGATGAAGGTGTCGCGGCTTTCAGCCGTTCTGAATCTCGGTAAGCGGGGCAGCATGCCCCAAGCGGCCAGCGGTTGACGGCACGCCTTCCACAAACGGATTGCCGGCACCTGCTCGGCGCCGAAATCGGTGATGGCATTAAACAGCCTGGTTACCCGCTCGGCGTAGTTGACGGCCAGGCGCTCGCGGCTTTCTTTGGTGCGCAACGCATCGAGCGGCTCGGGGATGACGTTCTGCACTTGGCGCAGGGTGGTGATGCGGCTTGATAGCCAGCGGTTGGCGTCATAGCAAATGGCCACCCCCTTGAGCAAATCCGGTGCGCGGCGGACGCAGTAACCAACAAACAGCTCGGCGATCAAGTCACTTGGAAGCTGTACCCCTGGCCCGCCATTCTCGCGAGGGATCGGTCGCTCCAGCAGGTCAAGCGCCCAGTCCAGAGCATAAGCGCCCGGGATGCCGACAAAATAGCTCTTGATGGCCTTAACTCGGGTATCAATATCACCGCCAGCAAGTTCCCTGCGCTGAGCCGCTGGCAGGCGTGATGCTTCGAGTGGGCAGAGAGATACACGACGACAAGCCATGATGCGGCGCGCCATGGCTTTGGTAGAGGCAGCCAATTTCCAGGCAGCTGGCTGCCTGGGTTGTATCGGCTTGGCTTCGAACAGTTCGGGGTGGAGCGACATTAGAACGGCAGGGGCTCTTCACAACGCAGATTGGCTAGCTCGAGCTCTGGTCGACGAACGTTGAAGACAGAGACGCTGTAAAGGTGCCGATAGATGCTGCATCTTTGCCGCAGAAGGATACAGGCGTAGTCCCGACGATGGCCGCTTGCTAGGGCGGCCCTGAGCTGTTTGCGGCATTGGTTCAGTGCGGCCAGATCTATTTGAGCTGTCGCATTCCATGCCGCAATTTCGGCAACCAACTGTGCTTCCCGCTCATAGAAATCAGGGGTGTTTTTCATGTGTGTGACCTTCATCAGAATGGCAATGGGTTTGATGCTCATAGGTGATGCCCACTCAAAAATTGGTTGAGTGTTGTCAGGCCGGTTCTTCGAGCCTTGATCACCATGGTGGTGTGAGCACATATCCGGCGTGCTGCTGCACATTGACGAAGGGTGAATGCGATAGTGGCCCGTGGTCTTGGCGAGATCTGGCGGCACTCGATGAGGTGACGTTGATACCCGCGCAGGCGCGCACTAGCGCCTCGCAGGTCTTCCCACCACCAACTCAAATTTCTTTCCATGTCGGATATCAGGTGTTGGCTCATAGGATCACCTCGCCTAGCCCATGCAGGGGTGCACACTCTTTCCACCAGTCGCCGATCTCGGTGGCAAGCGCGGAATCCCCTTGGCCAATCGCGGCCCAATAGATGGCACGGATCGATCCCAGGGCTAAGAGCTCGTTGCTCTCCGATGGCCCCGTAGTAAGGTAGTCAGCTCGGTAGCCCAACCAGTGCACCCACAACCCGCTTTTCTGGTGGTCTGGCTGACTAGTGTCGGTGTCTTCATCGTCTCCACTGTCATCATCGAGTAGCGCATCCGGACTGCTGGTAACAACCAGCTGGATCTGGATGTGCTGCGGGCCAGACTGGACGCTGCCCATGCATACCCTGTTGTCATCTGCGTTTGCGGCGAACATGTCGGCCAGCATCCCCTCGATCAGCGTGGGGGCTTGGCGGGCGATCTTGATGGCGTCGCTCATGGTGCTATCTCCTGTTCCTGCTCACGGCGGTGTTGTATCGCTCGTGTGTCATCAGCTGAAATTCCCGGGATTTCAGTGGCCGAAACAGTCGGTACCGCAATCCCACGTCGATCACATCCGCTCGGCAGTGTGTAAGCCGGCGCGGGCGCTGGCTGGTTAACAAGCTGGCCGCTTTTTCCTGGATCGCTGCCGGTATCCGGCCAATGCATCTGAATCCGTCCATTGCATTTCCCTTGGTTGTGTTATCCATGAGCCCACGCATAGAGGCTCAGTGATAAGGCCGGCGAACCGGCCTGGTGTAGGCTTACTGGCGGCATTGCCGGATGTCGGCAGCGGTGACTAGAAGCGGGGACGGATTGGTCCCTGTCATTAACCAAGAGGTGTGCTCGTTGAGTTCGTTATGGTTGGCGATAACCAGGAGCAGGCCACCGCCGATCTCGCGATAACCGAGCTCGTAGTTTTTGAGCGTGGTGGGCGGGATACCCAGTATCTCGGCGAACTTGGGGCGGCTTAGCCCCAATGCTTCACGCAACTTGCGCAGGCGGCGACGAGCTTCATGGTTGAGGTGACCCATGGACGGCAGATTGATAGGTTGCATGGTTAGGCTCCTTGATGGGCATTGAGACGATTGATGTGACCAAACAGAGAAGCCCAGACCAGGGCGTTAGCGCGCTGGCTCAGGATCGTCAGGTCGTTTTCCGAGTAGCGGGCGGCATATGGGCCTGCAATGCGGCTGTTCTGGATCTTGCGGTTGCGCAGCGCGCAGGGGATTGCTAGAGTTGTCATGTCAACTTTCCTTGAGAAGTGGTTGATAAAGAGCCCCGTTAGGTGTTTGCAGCACCAGTGATCGGGGTTTTTTCTTGCCCGCAATTTGCGGTTTGTGGGTTGTTGACCAGTGTCATCAACAGTCCCTTGCTCTGTGCCAGCCGTTCGGCTGATCTGCTTACCTCTGGTTTTTCTTCTGGCGGTGGTATCAAACCGGAGCGCCATTCTTCGAGGGTTACCGCGCCGTGAAACAGGTGTTGGTATCCGAGCCGACGCATGGCCAAACAAAGCGATTCTCGGTCGCATTCTCCGAGTGGAAACTCAGGTTTAGCCAGCGAGATGGGCAACTTGGCGTTGTAACAAATGGCCTCACGCTGATCTTGGTTGAGTGCGCCCCAATACTTCGCAACCCTGCAATTGGCGTGGTAAATCGCCTGACGCATTTCTGCCAGCGCTCTCTCGGCTGCACTCGCTTGTAACGTGTTCATCATTTCCTCTCTTCACATCGCTAGTGCCGCAAGGGGCGACACCACTTGAAAGCGCTGCTCTACGTCATTGATCAGCAGTGCAACCGAGCCCATCGCTGCAGTAGCGATGCTCATGAACGTGCGGTGCTCGTGGCTGGTGATTCGGCCGCGTTCTGTTAGCTCCAGGGTGTGCAGACCGATGTTTGCTATCTGGGAATTCAGGTTGATCACCTGATGGGTCAGAGACGGGGCGCGTTCCCCTTTTGGAATGGCGACAGCCGTCAGGCCACAGCAGAGCAGGGCGCCATCAAACAGGGTTTCGTCTTTGGTGGCGTGGTAGAGGGAGATCATTTCAGCCACTGTCAGCTCGTGTTCCTGTTCGGGGTTCAGCTTGTTACTCAGGGTCTGCGGGTGCTTCATGCCAATGGTTCGGCCAAGGTCCGCAACCTTCCCTCTGTTGTTATCCGCAAATAGCTGGCAGGCCTGGTGCCAGTTCAGATGTATGTCATGGCGTTCAACAAACATGACCAACTCCTTTTGACTCAATAATCTGGGTTCAGCTGGCAACCGTCATGGTTACGAAACGTTCGGCCTGATAGCGAGCCTGCATAAAGAGGGCATAGAGATTGACGCTGCGATGGCCACGCTTGCCGTCTTGCAGGACTGGCAGTTTTCCGCGGTCTGCACGTTTACGGATGGTGTTGATGGCAACCCCCTGACGCTCGGCATAATCAGCGAGGGATTCGCTTACGATCGCCTTACCGGTCTCCCGGCTGAAGAAGGGGTAATCTGCAGGTAACTGACTGACATCGCTGGGAATGTGGATGCGTTTGGATTTAGAGGCCATTGTGGTACCCTCTGGTTGTTTGTGTGTTTTGTGGTGCCTTGTGGTAGTTGGTAGCTACCCATGGCTTTGATGTTTGCATGGTTTTCTATGCATGTAAACATCCATTGCATGGAATTCTATGTTTTGATAGCTGATAGATTAAAAAGTGAGCGAAAGCGATTGGGGCTCACTCAGGAATCGCTTGCTGAATCGGCAGGTATTAAGCGGATTACTCTGCAGTCTTGGGAAAGAGGGCTTTCATCACCTCCAGCCATCGCTCTAAGCGCGCTTGGGGCTGTAGGTATGGATGTCTTGTTTGTTCTCACTGGTGAACGTCAGCAAAGCGGAATTGGTGAGGCAGCCGTTCATCAGGCGGTACTGGATGCCGTCGATCTGCTATCGCTTGAAGACAAGGTAAATGCGGCCCAGCTAGCCAAAGCGGTGGTAAAGCTCATTGCCAAGTCGGTACCGGATACTCAACCAGTGGCGGGGCAGGTCATCAATACCAACAGCGGCGACGGCGCACAGCAGAACTTTGTGAATTCCCCGATTGGTAATCTCACGACAGGCGATCTCATTATCGGGAAGGACACCAGAAAACGATGAGGGATGGTCTGCCTCCTCTCGAACCGATGGCAAACAATGTGCGGCAAATGTTCGAGGAACCAGTCAATAACGTGGCTGGCCGTGATGTGGTGTACAACCAGGTGGTGCCCGAGCGCCGGTTTAGTAATGGTGAGCGCAGGCAGCTTGGTGATTTGATCAGGCCGTTGGCGATCGAGAACCAGACCTCCGAAAAGGAAGAGTGGCGAGCGCTGCACTTCCCGTTTGGCGTTAATACCATCGATGAGATGGACCGTTCGCAATTCGAATCAGCCCGGCAACTGTTGGCTGCAAAGTTGGACGCTGCGCAGTTGCGTCGTCAGCTGTGCGAACAACAAGAGGAAACAGAGCGTTATAAGGTCGCGGCGCGCCAAGACGTGAACCAGAAAGTGGCGGCCTGGGAGCAAGAGCGCATGAAGTTGCTCCAGCAGTCTAACTTGCTGGTCAGGCAAAAAGCGGAGCTGGAAAACGCGCTGGCAGAACGGGCCCGAACAATCGAGGAGCTGACCACCCGTCAGCAACCGGTTCAGCCAGCAGCACAAGAACTGCCCAAGCAAAAAAGCAGGCCTTGGAAGAGGCTTATCACCTGGTGTATGGGTGCCACACTGGCCATTGTTGGAACCCTGGTGTTGCAGCCAGCCTTTGAAAGGTTACTGCTGGCCGAGAAGAACAAGTCTGCGATGCTCACGCGGGAAGATATCTGCCTGTTCAACGGGCAACCCTTCAGCTGGGGCACTCGAATTAAGACCGCTACAGGGATGCAAAAGTGCGTGAAGAGTCGCACTGGTCAATACCTGTGGCAGCCAAATTGAACAATCGAATGGATTCTATGAACATGAAATCATATTCAATCATCGTATCACTCCTTAGCTCTATGCTATTGGTCGGTTGTGGCTCTGACAAAACAGTCGTTAATGAGCCATTGCCTTTAATAATGGTATCGGATGGCTTCACCTCTGCTGAAAAACCAACAGCGTCCATTTATTTTGGAAAGAACGACCAAGATAGCTTTTGTGAAATACGACTACAGAAGTCAGTTATAGCGGCCCAATCAGAATTATCGTCAGTAGAAAGAAACAATCCTGCAATCGATGCGAGTTGTAACTGGGATAAAAAATACTACGTACTGTCATCAAAACACCCAACAAAGTTGTCATTGAAGTTTGGCAATGTAGACGAAAGCAAAGTTGAGCTGAATGTTTCCTTGACTGTTGTTGATGTAAAATCGCTTGAGCACTATATGGCGGTAGAAAATATTGCACTTAAAATTGATAACCCTGACGATCTTAAAAAATTATTAAATTAATTATTTCCGGAGGCAGGATGTCTGGCCAGTATCTTAAGGTCGTTACTATCGGGCTATTGGTGCTGATAACCCACGCAGCTGAGGCCCGAGGGCGGCAGCCATGCTCAGGCAGTAAAGGCGGGATCTCGCATTGTGATGGCGGGCGTTTTGTATGCAATGATGGTTCCTATAGTGCCAGTAAGCGCACTTGTTCAGGATACTCTAATCAGTCTTCACCACCACCCTCTATCAGCAGTGAAAATGACGTTGATTTTAGAGAGCAGTGCGCAGTTGCAAAAAAAATAGATACCTCATTTGAAAGTGCGATGGAGCAATACAGCACTACAGCTGATTTTGAAAAAATATTTGATGGTGCTGTTAGTGGCTATGACGTCTGCAAAGCCAGAGCCGATATAATTGAACCTGCGATAGAACAAGCCAATAACATGTTAGCTCCGTACATAGGCGTTCAGTCCAATGAATCACAGGTTGCACCCACAGTCTTTTCATTAGTCAAGGAGTTTGGCTTTTCAACCCAAACCCTTTGTAACATGGCAAAGATTGGCACTGATAAAAACAAATTAAAGTCTGAATGGAGAGATTCTCGACCACATTGGGTTAGATATATTGAGCTCGCTAAAAAAATTAAGGCAACATGCCAATAATCCATGAGCATCAAGTCCACCCCCGAAGGTTATCTGGTCGATATCCGCCCGCAAGGTCGTGACGGCAAGCGGATCCGCAAGCGCTTCAAAACCAAATCCGAAGCCCAGCAGTTTGAACGCTGGGTGATTGCCACCGAGCATAATAAGGGGTGGGTTGATCGCCCGGCAGACAACCGGCCGCTCTCTGAGCTCATCGAACTCTGGTGGCGTTACCATGGTCAGACCCTGAAAGCAGGGGAGGCGGTACGCAAGAAACTGCACAATATTGATGCAGCGTTGCACCATCCACAGGCTAGACAGGTGACTAGGGCGCTTTTCTCCGAGTACCGGGCACAGCGACTGCATGCTGGCCGGCAGCCAAAGACCGTCAACCGTGATCAAGAGATGCTGGGCGGGGTGTTCTCGGTACTCATCGATCTTGGTCATTACCATCATGAGCACCCGCTCAAGGAGCTGAAGAAGGTCAAGCTGGTTGAGCGGTCGATGGGTTACCTCACTCAGGATGAAATCAGTGAAGTCCTTGCCGCGCTATCTGGTGACAACTTGAAAGTGGTCAAGCTCTGCCTGGCAACAGGGTCTCGATGGAGTGAAGCTGCGAATTTACGCCGCGAAGATGTGCTGGCTGGCCGGGTGACTTACATCAACACCAAGAACGGCAAGAATCGCACCGTGCCGATCTCTGACGAACTGTGTAAAGAAATAACGACTGGGGTTAACCGTGGCCCGCTGTTCCGTGACCTGGACTATTACCTGGTACGTGATGTGCTCAAGACTGTGGCGCCAGATTTACCTGCAGGGCAGGCGGTGCACGTATTCCGCCACACCTTTGCATCACATTTTATGATGTCCGGTGGCAACATCCTCGCACTGCAAAAAATCCTGGGACATCACAATATCCAGCAAACGATGACCTATGCCCACTTTGCACCGGACTACCTCAGCGATGCGGTGCGCTTCAATCCTCTGGAAAATCCACTGCCAGCAGCCTGA